TTACCACAGGCTGCCTCCGTAGCTGGCAATGCCGATGACGCGGTCAACGAACATAAAGCCAGCCAAGATTAACAGGCTGCCGCCGCTAGCGAATTGTAAGAATCTTTTATGAGATTCACGCCATTGCTGCAGGCTGGCGATGTTGCGACCAGCGCCGACCAGCGCCACCATAACCGCTAGCGGTAAAATCGACACCGTGACATATAGTCCAACTCCGGCAATTTGCATCATAAAATCAGGCAGGGTAATAATTGCCAAGCTGGCAGCGATAACCGGCCCGATAATAAAAATAGTTTCTGCGGCTACGCTAGCCATGCCAAGCGCAAAACTTTCTGCGCTGTTTTTTGTCTTTTTCGTGCGTTTGGTTAAATAGTCGGCGAAACTTCTGGGTATCCACAGCGCTGTACCGCGTCCGCGCCGGTAATAGAATACCCAAATAGCAACTCCCAAGGCGATCATCAAGTCGCAGCAAATCGCTGCAATGTATTGCTCGGCGGAATCAATATGATTAATAAACAGGGCAAAATAATAAGAAACTGCGCTTAAAATCAGGCAAGTTAATAACAGTACGCCGGCGGTAAATCCGCCCATTCGGCGCAGAACTCTTTTATAAGCAGTTTTTTTACCGATGGCATGGCCGCTGAGCAGTGTTAGTACGCTAATGCTGAGCTGAAAACTAGCGTGAATCAATGCCGCGAAGACGATGATGGCTAGAGACGATATCATTACAGGGGTCATGTTTGTATATAAATCCTTCCCTGCCAGTATAGCATAAGCAACATAAAAACGAAAGATTTTCATAAAAAGCTATTGCTTTTTTGTCAAATTTGTGATATCATGAAAGTAGGTTAAATAAATTAACACAAAAAAGGAAAAAACCATGCGGATTAACGACAACGAATTAGCAGAATTTTTAGAAGCAACGAAAAAGAAGGAGCTGGATACCTGGAATCAGGGGCGCAGTTCGCGGGAGCTTAGCGGCTTCGTAGCGCGGCGGCTGGCTGCTTTGGATGGACAATTTTGACAGCGATTTGGAAGAGGTATTTTAGTAGGCAATTTAGTCAAAAAGGCGTTGCGAAAGGGCGGGGACGCCTGGATCGTTCATACTACGACCTCTTAAATACATCCTTAGGTGAGCCTGTACCGCTGGGTTTGATAAATCGCCCTTGCTTAATTTTCGGGGATCAAACGGATTAAGTGCGCCAATTATTCCTAGTGCAATCCTGCCAAGTCTTGTGTCGCTACCACCATATTCAAGGCCGTACAGCACATCATGAAAATCCTCGCAGCGTTGTAAATATCTCTGGTGTCTTGATTCTTGTGATCTTTTCCTGCCCGGCATAAGCCTATTCTATCATGCTCATTATCTGAGGTATAAAAAACCTCTGCGAATCAAATTGTTCACAGAGGTTTTTTATAACTAGTCCTGGTAGCACCGGGTGGACCCGAACCACCGGCCTCAGGCTTATGAGTTGTACGCTCTAGCCGTCAATAATAAAAACGCAACGAACAATGTGATTACACTACTATCATATCACAACTAAAGCATAGCAGCGTCATAAATCTGTTGTAATTTTGTATTACAATAATGGAGATACTCCCTAGTAGTATTTATGTCTTGGTGTCCCATTAAATCAGCAATATATGGCAAATCAACATCTCTTGACAAAAGCGTTGTAGCAAAACTATGACGGAGCGTATGGGGTCTAACGCGATCAAAATCTAACGAATTATTACAAGCGGTTTCAAAAATGAGACGCGCGGCGCGCTGCGTAATGCGATGACAGCCCTTTTGATTCGTAATAAAAAGAGCAGGATTGTTATCCGCGCGCATAGAAAGATATTCCTGCACTGCCTGCTCGGCTTTTATGTCAATATAACACGTCCGAGGCTTGGCGCTCTTAATCCACGTACTAAACTGACGATTCTTGATTGAGTCACGATTCAAAGCGCAAAGTTCAGATATACGAATACCAGAGCTAGCAAGCACTCGAGTTATCGCTATATTACGCTTACGATTTATCTCAGCGTAACCGCGTGTACGACGACTAACAACTTTAACAAAAGATTCAACTTCATCAGGAGTAAGAAATTCAATAAGTTTTTTCTCTTTATCTGGGATAATTATATCCTCATAATCAATGACCGATTCGCCTTTACGACGCATAAGTTTAAGAACCGACCGAAGACAGGAAAGACGCCAACGAATTGTGTCAGGCTTTTGAAAACTAGCATAATGAGCGCGCCATCGCCGAACATCATGAATCGTAAGCGAGGATATCTCAATATCGCCAAAGTAAGCGATAAGATTAGAGGCGGTACTGCGATACGAAGACTCTGTATTAATAGAACCGTTGCTTGGAATGATAACCTCCTCACAGTAAGCTAAGAAAGCTTTTGAAATTTTCATAAAAAAAACACTTTCCACCCTCCATATTTAGTTGTATAATTCACACCAGATACCTAAAAAATAAAAAAGGAGCAATAAATGAACGGTACTTCAGAGATAACAACACTCTTCGGCAGCATGAGCTTAGTCATCCTAGCTATAATCGGTCTATTAGGCTTACTAATACCAATATTCATCGCCGGGATTTATGGCAGTACCCGAAGGATTGAAAAAATGTTAAAACAATATATCGAAGACAAGCCAAAACGAATCGCGCAAGAGGTTCACGACGCTACGCGGCCATACGAAAGGCACGAAGGATCTATTTATCCTGAAGCAAAAAATGAATAGATTAAGGCGGAAGAACTTTTAACTGCTTAAATATTCCCGGTAGAGATGGTGGTTGCGACAATCTATGAGCTGGCGGCTTAAACACAGGTTCAGAACGCTCTGGCTTAAATATTTCATAAATAGCATCAAGCTGAGGGTCAATCGAAAATTGATAAATTGAAAGATGGTATTCATCTGATTGATACGCTAAATTGTCATCGTGGATGTAGTGGGCGATTCCAAGCTGTTCAAGCGACTCGTAATGCTTTTGAGGTTTAAGAAGATTCTTAGAAGCCCAATAACGGCGCTTATTAAACGTCGTTATCATTTCTTTCGTAATGTACTTAGTTAAGTATGCCGCTGCTTTAGCCTGATCATCATCAAGCTCCTGAGCATTTGTAAAGCCTGAAGTAAAGCCAGTAACGTTATATACGCGCTTACCGTTCTGAATAACGTTAGTACGCTTAAGGTCGGCCGCGTAACCGCGAATAAGCGCGTGAAAATGAATAGCCTTGTCTTTATGAAACTCTGGAACAACGACATAACCAAAATCCGGCGAATGTTTCTTTTGGCGATTCAGCCAGTACTTCATAATATTCGACGTTTCTTCAATTGAATAACGATCAACTTTCTTAGGATTAAACGTAAATGTGACAAAATGGCTAAATTTATTTGCTAAAGCATAATCAAAAATAGCTGTGCGAGTACGCCGCAGCGATTCTTCAATTGCTTTTTCTGATGGATCTAACGAATCACGTTTTGGCTTATGACCCGGCCGAGGTTTCGGGATCATAAGCGGATGATTAAAAATAGTGACTTTATACATAGTAGGGTATTCCTTAACAACATGTTCAATAACAGTTAATGGTTGCTGATTCACGGTTACCTTATCCCCACTATTTTAGTGTTGTATCTTGTTCTCGGGGGTTTGGTGCGGGCAGCGCGTGGGCCCGGCCCCCGCCGGGGCGGGGGCGGCCGGCGTGCAGCGCACGCGCCGGCCTTGCCTCTCGGCTTTAGCGGAATTTCATCTTTTTCTCCATTTTATGTTGAAATTTGGCATGGCGTTTCGACATGTACGGGTTCTCTTCGAGCGGAATGAATGACGACCAAATCTTCTGGAAGGTGTCATATGCCTCACGATCTTTAACTGTGTGCCAAAATATACCAGTTTTCTTTATGCGGCCGATCAAACTACCATCTCGAGCTTGCTCAATCTCCATGCCATCGTACGCGCGCAGCGTTGTAACGCAGCCAAAGAGAGTGTTGCAAATTATAATATTATCGCATTGTTCTCGCAGAGCCTTAGCAACACGCATAAATAACTGGGACGTGCCAAGAATAAGTTTTCGCTGCTTCCGCTGCTGGGAAATCTCAGCAAAAATAGTAATTGGCGTATCCTTTGATTCAAGGGAATTAAAGTAAGCATGGATCTCGTCGATTAAATAGATGACACCATGAAAGCCGTTGTTAACCTGGGTTAATGCCACGTGTAATTCATCGACTTCAGAGAAATGAACATAATCGCGTTCTGAATCAAAACGATCAGTTCGGGCGTCAATATCAGAGATTCGCTCAGTCCTGCCAGTGAGAGGGTCGGTGACGGTGGCGCTGGCGTATTCCTCCGACAGAGAGGCAGCCTGTCTTGCCTGGTTCGGTCCAGTATAGCACATCCGGACGTAGCCGGCTGTGCTGATGGCCCTATAACCAGGCAAGGACAGATTCGTGACTAAAATAGCCTTCGGGTATCGTTCCTTTAAGCGAAGGGCGGCGCGTACAGCGGAGATAGTCTTGCCAGAACCCTGGCGACCGCAATAAATTTGCGTGCCGAAGTACGGGAAGAAATCTGGGTCTTTTGCGGCTCGCCGATCCGCGAGAAAAGCGGAAATATGCGGCATAAGCTCTTTTTTGATGAATGAAGAATATGACATCAGATGAAAAACCTCTTTATTTTAGTGAACAAATGAAAGATAAACACGGACAAATGAAATGTGGGAAGTGATAATACAGTGATAGTAACCGTTAAAAGAAAGAAATTATACGCAGGAAGACCAAAGAGCCAAACAAAAATAAGAACTACCGTATGTACAAAAGAGGAAATTGAATCTAAAGCAATAGGAGGTAGTACGAAAGATAAAATGTTAAGCGGAAATAGCACAAGTAATAATCCATTCAGTGCCAATTTAAGGATATTAACCAATACCACTACAATCATTACAATCTATACTCCATAAACTTCACAATGAACCGATACCAAATAAATAGCGAAACAGTAAAGAGCATAAAACCAGTAAAAACACGAATAGACTTCATGGATGAATAGCCGCCGATCGCGCGTTCAAACGAGCAAACATCAGGTGAAAAATAATAACCAAAAACTTTAACGTCCATTATAAGTAGATGATTAAAAGAATTAGGATTTTCAGGAGAAAGATAATCAAACGAAGAATGGCAAAGAGCGTCACCGTGATAAAGAGTACCAGGAAGAAAAGAGTGAAATAACGAGCGTAAAAGATCAATAGCGTCAAATATAGGCTTTAGTGTATTTTGAAAAGAATCGGTAACTTCTGAAAAGTTAAACAAAGATTTCATATCCTCTGGAATAAATAGCCATTTCAGCAGCTGAAGCAACGAGTTATTCTCTGAAAAGTCAAAAATACCAATAAAGAAAGATGTAATTTTACCAAAGAACTCAAAAATACCCTTGAAAGCTATGCCTATGTTTGACATATGGCATGCTAAATCAATGCCGCAGTCATTACGCCAATCTTCTAAAGGGCCAGAGCCAGAGGTAAGCGAAGAATGCGGTATCCGACCTGAAACACCATTAGCAGAAGAATCGAGAGAGTAATTACCGGAGAACATAAAAACCGAAATATTTTTAGCACTCAAGTAAACTGAAGAAAAAGAACTGTCGTAATAATAGAAAGAATCATACTCATACAAAGAATAAGCTGAATAAAAACGACAGCTTTCGTCTGTTTTGTCAGAACGAAGAGAAAGAGCGTCAGAACTTTTATACAACTTAAAATCGCAATCGCGCTTCTCGGTAAAATAAACATACGGAGTGCTATAAGGTTTTGAATCACGTATACCATGATACAAAGTGAGTAAGATAGTGCCGCGTTTAAGAGCGTTTTCGTAATCGCTCTTAAACTTATCAAGAGAAAAAGAATTTTTACCTTTATAAAAACGCGAGGACATATAAGTAAACCAAGAATTAGTTACATCAATAGAATCGCCGCCAGGCAGCTGTTTAGTAAGCTTATCAGTAACAGATATCTTATTAACATCAAAACCTGCCTGAGCATTCGCTGTTAACGGCTGAAGAAACATAAAAAACCCAGCCAGTACCGTGATAAAAAAGAGGAAATACTTTTTTACTGACTGAGTCATTTTTGCCTCCTGTTAGAATAAATAAGACAACAAAGAGCAAATCCAAGCAATAAAAATTCAAGTAAAATGAACAAAGACGTTAGTAATATCATCTATGACCTCTCCTGCGAAAACGAAATTGCAAAGCAATTTGAAGTGAAATCCATAACGCGATAATCACGCCAACTTTTTGTTCAAAAGTCATCAGAAGTCTCCTCGAGAAGAGAATCAATCTCTTCCTCGGTATAACCGATCTCAGCAAATTCTTCGATCATCCACTCACGACCTGATTCTTCCGACATAAAAACCTACCTTATATTCCGGACTGCACCAATTGTAAATTCATAGAGAACGCTAAAAATGAAAATTAAACCAGCCAACAAAGCAGTGACTGGCATTAAATAAATAACCATCTCAGCAACTGTAGAAATAATTAGATTGATAATTTCTGAATTAGCCATTATGACGATCCTTATTGTTCAAGGCTTTTTCGCGCATTTCTTGTAGCTTCTCATCTGATACCGAGTTACGTTTTGTTGTGATAGCACCAGAAAATTCAGCTAGTCTATATGTTAAATACAGATTGATACAGACGAGGATTGTAGTAATCACGGATATCTCCTATCTTAATTAAATAATTTCGTGGAGGAGGCGAAATAACGTTGTCCGATATTCTGTCGCCTCCTGTTGCGGTGGACAATAGGTACTAAACTTTACCTTTCATTCCGCGGTTCAACATCCGCCTAGCGAAGTTAATGCCAAAAATGACAGCAACAACGCCAACAATCATGCCCATGTTGTCAGAAATGGTGGTCGTGATTGTATTGGTGAAAGTTGTAATCGTGTCGGTTGGAAAAATGCTAGCACCAAAGACTAAAAGTGAATTCAT